GTACAAGAAGGCCATGAAGGCCAGTGATTTGGCAGCACTCCTCGAAGTTCAGGGCCACGAGGATGTGGCCAGCAGCTCGAATGCTGCAGAGGCCCCAGCACCAAGTAACACTGGCGCTGGAGAGCCAAAGGCGTGCGCGCCAAATAATACGCAAAAGGGCTGTGAGCCCAAAACACCGGTGGTGGGGCCTAACGGTCCAGCCCCCGTTGCAGTTGGGGCAAAACCGGCGGCACAGGCCGCCCCGCCCGCCCCAACGCACGCGGAACTCCTAAACCTGGTGTGGATAACACTGGCCGAGGAGCAGATTCCGCGAAAGGTGGAGCCGGTGCCCGCAGCACCGCATGACGCTGAGGCCCTCACCCCCGAGCAGCTAGATGCTATGGAGGCCGAGTGGGCTGCAGCCGCCCTTTCAGCATTGTCTGGCACGGCGGCAGCGGCGTCAGATGCTGGGGAAGAGCACCACCGTGGCGGCGAGATTCAGGATGAGCCGGAGGAGTTAACAGCCTGGGGGCTGTGGGCCCCGCCTTCGGCCATCAAGGTGAAGTGGGTTGGAGGATGGTATCCTCACCTATTTCCAGAGGGGGCCAGCCCAGAACCTTTCTTCAGACCAGCACGGCCAAGCATGGCAGCTGCTACCTTGGAGAATGTTCGGGCCTGGGGTGACGGCATCGCCTACTATCCTGTCCTGGCGGAGATAACCGGAGTGGCACAGGAGGAGGTAAGGATCACCTGCAATGGTGAGGTGACCAGTGTGTTCAGGCTAGGGAACACTGTTGTCATTGATGGCGTCTCCCACAAGGTTGAGCTCTGTGGCCCTGGAATGGGCGACCTCCTGCGTTTGCGCAGGGTCAAGAGGTCGCTGCTCCAGCCCCTCAGGGCGGCGCTTTTACGGTCGACTGGGCTTACTAAGTTCATGGATTGCCACAAGGGTGTGGAAGTCCGGAAGTCGACCGTGCCCAAGGTGGACGACTTGAGTCGAGCAAGGATGGAGTTTGCTCTCATTGAGTCATATCCCTGGGATCCAGCAGTCACGGCCATGATGGGTCAGGGCAGAAGTGTGGCTGCTGCAAAGGCGTTTAAGGATGCGACGAGGGCACGGGACCTGTGTGAGCACGCGTTGCAGGCTCAGCAGTTGTTGCCGTATGCGGATCTGGAGAGGAGCGGAACTTCTGTCAAGGGAGGGAAGCCCTACCAGTGGGGGTACTGCTACTCTTGTGGCTG